ACAACAGCTGTGACTATACGTAAATGGTCATAATTTGACCGTACACACAACATTCGTGTTAAATTAAACAACTTTATAATAAAAAATAAAAGAGCTCATCCTGTGGTCAAAAAATGAGCTCTTTTTATACGTATATATTATAACTTTAGTTTAAAACTTGTGTACAAACACAAAGCATTATACCTAAATAACCACTATAAATATATTCCGCCGTTCTCCAACCGCTTTTTCCGTCATTAAGTCCATGACGATATAACCAACCAGAAAACCAATATAAAATACCCATTGGAGCACCACATAACATAAACCACAAATTATTCATAGGTGAACCAATTAAATATGAAAGCAAAATTCCACGTAAAGTTAACCAAACTACACCATATAATTCACTGTGATCAATCAAATGAAATGCTGTAATATGTATTGTCCATTTCCAAAGTTTAATATCTTTCGCATCCCATCCAAAATTATCACAGAATTCATCAAAATCTAACTCATTCATTTCATGTGGATCTGGCTTACGTATGCCTAATGCACATCCAATCGCTTCACCCCATCCACAAAACGAAGTACTAAGTTTAGAGCCAATCAATAAAGCCACAACGTATTCCCAGTTTGTATTACCTGTTAACCAAACAGCACAGAATGTAAATAAAGTACACCACCAGAATTTACACAGAGGTAAGCGAAAACCCCATTGTTCGAACATACCACCACGTGCACGATAGCCAATTACACATAGCAATACGACGATGATATCTTTAATCCAGATATTTTCTATCATTTTTATACGTCTCCGAATAAATTAATTTTTTATATTCACGTATTATAAGAACTTACTTCTTTTTGTTTTTCAAAAGAGTGATTAAATCGTCTTTATTAATGAATTCTTTATCTAGTAATAAAAAGTCATATATACGTTTTTTAAATTTATTAAAAATCTGTATATCTTCTAAATCTTGTTTTGTCTTGGACTTTGTATAATTACTTAAACCAAATAATTGCCAATAAATTCCATAATTTTTAGAGAGACGTATTAATTGTTCATCACCACTCTGACTTAAAAAATAATCTGTGATAATATTTGCAGATTTTCCACTTAATAATAATTCAGTAGCAGCTTCTCTTGCGTGTGAATCAATTTCTCTTTGATGACTTAAATATTTTTTAGTTTGTGCTTTATTTGTTATATCATTACTATTAATTCCAGGTATTCTTTTTTCTTGTTTTTCAAATTGATTTTTATGAGTATATTCATGAGAGTATACTTTCATTAAGTCTTCAACAATCCAATTTAAGAATTGATTACTTGTTTTAGTTAAATCAATACTTCTTAATATATCTAAAAATACAGGTTTTATATTTATCTCTAATAAGCCATCTTCATATGCATTAGCTTCAATTATTCCGCTTCTTGGATAAATTAATTTTTTATTAGATGTATCAATATTAAATGTCATATTTATCTTTAAAAATTCTGTGTTTAATAAATCAATTATATGATCATCAGATAAATCACCTTCTTGTTTACATTGATATAATATTGTTAATAGACTTGCTTTTATATTTTGAGGTTTTATATTTAATTTTGAATAAGTTTCTATTAAAGAATTATGCAACAAATTTAAAATATATTTGGTTTTTATTGTTTCATTAGATAGATATATATAATTTAAACTTTCTAAATAAATGTTTTTATCAAACATGATATGTCTCTGAATAAATTAAATTATTTTGTTTACATATTATAAGAACTTACTTCTATAAAAGTTCTATATTTTATAATGTTAAAATAATTCAAAAGGATATCAATATGTTATCTTTAAAAACAAAAATTATATGTTTTAGTTTTATAATTATTGTGGTTGCTTGTATTACATTTTTATTGTTATGGCAAGATACGTCTTCAAAATTATCTAAAGCTCATGATGAATTAACTAATGCTTTATCCACAGTTGAATCTTTACAAAAAGATAATGAAAAATTAGTAACGTATATTCAAAAAAAAGATGAGGAGATTAAAAAAATTGAAAAGCAATATAAAGACAAGATTAAAAATATACCGGTGGATGCTTGCGGTGACGTTAAGCCGTCTAAAGAATTGCTTAAATATTTCAGGAGTAGCAATAATGAATAAATTATCTGAAATTTTAGCAATTATTATTCTTATTGCTTTTTATATTTTTGCTATAAGTTTTTTAAATGGATGTACTACACATACTACAAATATTGTTACAACAAATAAATTAATTCAAACAGATTATGATTATGACTGCTTAAGTGATGATAAAACTTTTTCTCAAATTATAATATGTTATCAAAAGCAAGATAATGCAGAAAAAGTACAAAATCACGTAACTAATGAATTATTAAATAATTAAAAAGAATTTAATTTGCTTTATTTGTCTATATTATGATAATGTGGATTTGAAGAATTACCAAAAATATCGACACCTCTTTCTTTTTGCTTAAAGTATTCATCTCTATCATATTGCATAGTAGGTAATGGATGCTTATATTCTTCATAATTCAATTCTGGATTTGCATACCAGGCTTTAAATTCATCTGGATTAAATATTTCAATATATCGATATCCATTTTCTGCAGCTATTTTACGTTTCAACGGCTCTAATTCAGTCCATGTATATAAAATCTTTTTATAGAAATCACCAGACATAGATTTGAGCCATTCTACATCAGCTTGACAGTTAGGATCTTCTGGATTATATGGACGACGACCATGCTTGATATGTCCGTTAAATTGTATCATCATTTTTTCAGATGGTATATAAGCATCTATTTGCCACGGTCTATTATTTTCTGGATTTCTGAAAAAATCAAGTGTTACAGATTTCTCAGCATCTGGCCATTTCTTTTTAATTAAATCCCAATAATATTCTTCATCATCAGAACTATTATAGCCACTGTCTTTATCGAAAACTTTTCCATCACCTTCATCAAGATTATATCCATATTCTTTTAAAACGCTTTCTACAATTTCACGAAAATTTGACATATCTTTTTTATTCCTTATTTATTCATATGAGATAAAGCCTTTTCTAATGGTGTTTTTCTATGAGCAACTGGTGTAGAAGCAGGAGCATCACCGAAAGCAACATATAAATTTACATTACCGTTTCTATCACGTTTAATGTATTCAGCTTTATTAGGATCTATTCGACGTAATAATTTCATTACATTATCTGTAACTATTCCATTTTGTTGATACTCTTTATAAGTTTGACCAACAGTTTCTTTAGTTTGCGTATTTATTATATCATCTTCATGACCATTACTAATAAATTTTAAAGCTCTATAAATTTCATCATCTGTTAAAGTTATCCAATTACCATTTTGTCTACCAGAAGTAAATTCTTTACGTGCTTTATTTAATCCCATATCAGACATAGCTAATTTATCATGAGCTATTGTTTCTGGACTATTTTCAGGTTTAGTAAGTAAATCAAACATACGTTGGATAGAAAATTTTTCTTCTTTTGCTAACGTACCAGTTAAACGTTTACCTTCTGAATCAACAGGCATTAATTTAAATACATCATTACTATTCCATTTTGATAAAAATCCTGCATATTTCATTTTATCTTTTGCTTCGTCTGCATAAATAAATACAGGACGTAAATTACTTTGTGCTGGATTTTTTGAATCATAATCAGCTAAAGAAGGTAAAGGTACATATCCGATTACTTCTGATTCGTTATCTTTTCTAAAAAGCAAACGATTATCAGGTAAAACAGTAACATTATCGTTTGATAAATTATCTTCCCCAACAAATTGTATCTGAGCACCATCATTTATATTTTGATTAATACCAGAAATTTTATATTTTGTTGTAGCTATATCTTTATTATCTAATGTTAAAATAGCAGTTGCATACGTTGTATCTATACCCATGTCATTTAATAATTCAATGAATTTTCTAGGATGTTTAGCTAACGTATAATATTTATCATCTGCTTCAGTTAATTCTTCAGTAGATTCACCTTTTAATGTTTTAACTGTTTCAGGAGTTACTTCATAATAAGGTTTATCACTAAATCTATCTTTATAATCATTTAAAACTTTATCCATACTTTGACCTAATTTTTGAGTACGTATATAAATTAATTCTCGAGTAACAGAATCATAATGATTAATTAATACAGGTTCATCTTGATTTTCAAGTTCCCAAAGTTTTTGTGCATTATTAATACCTTTTTCTGCGTTTTTAACATAATTATAAACAGCTCCTACAGAATCTCTTTCTTCAGGACTTAACATTTCAAATATTTTATCGGTTGCTTCTTCTGCTTTAGCTAATACATCAGCATTTCTTGGATTATTTAAAATTTCACGATATTCTTCAATAGGCATAGCAAAAGCATCTTGAGCTTCCATACGATTAGCTGCATAATGACCTTTAGTATCTAACACATTACCTTGTTTATCAATAGGACCAAGATATGTACCATTATTCAGATAAGCTTTATTACCATCTGCATAACCAATAGGATTATTATTAATATCAATAACTTGTTCACCATTAAAATAACCTATTTTTCTTCCTTTTGCTTCAGGTTCAATTACTTCTACCCACAAATTTTGTGGATTAAGACCATGCTCAATACCTTTTACACATAATCTATTACCTTCATCATCAACAACATAAAAAGCATGAGGATGATCTAAAATAGCAATCGGAAAACGTGCTTTAATGATACTTAAATATAAACCTAAGTCTGCTGCATCTTTGAATAAATTAACAAAAGAAATAACATTATAATTAGCAGGTACTTTTAAGTCTTGTGCTCTTTGTTTACGATATTCAGCTCCACGAACTACAGGCCTCATATTTTTTGCAGTAGACACATCTTTATTAAATTGTTCATCACTATTAGTTTTTGTAACAATATTCAAAACAGTATTTACAATTGCACTTTTAGCACGTTCTGGTTCAATATTATTAGCCTGCAATATATCTTTATCTTCTTGTGATATTTTATCTAAAATAGCATCATCATTCTTAATAATATTAGTTGCTTTAGTTATGTTATTGTTTGCCTGACTTAAATATTCTTTAGCTAACTTATCTGAAATATTTTTAATTAATTCAGACGTATTAGCTTCATTAATACGTGCTAAAGCTTTTTCTACTATTGTTCTACAACTCTTTCCAAATGTTGTACTTTCTTTAATTTTAGTAATAACATTTTGTAATTTATCTTTATAACCATCAGAAACCGTTTTCATTACATCTTCAACTTTAGCAATAGCTTCAGCCTCTGTACTATAATGATTTAATAATCCATCTACAATTTCGTTTTCTGATTTATCGAATAAATCATCACTTATTTCTTTTGTTGCATTTTCTTTACTATCAAATTCAGCTTCTTTCATCATAGATTCTAATGATAAATCATTGCTTTCTGCATCATAATAAGCTTGACGTAATTGACTTAGCAAACCTTCATTACGTAATTTTTTAAATAAGGTATTAGAAGGACCAAATTCACCTTCTTTAGCTAAACCTTCTTTACGAATACTCCATATAAATTCTACAGCATTACCAATTGTTTCTGAATCGTTAGAAACAATAGCATCTTCAATTATATTTTTTACTTCATTGTAATATGGTTCTTCAGGTTCTTCTATCTCTCTATTTGCATTCTCAGGTTCAATTACCCATTTATCATTAACCAAAGAATATACGCCAGAAGTAACTAAAGGTGTTGCAATATTTTCTGCACCAACTTCAACCGGAAGTCCTTTAACTGTAATATTGTAATGATCATTAAATACTTTCTTAGCTGTTTGTAAGTATTTATCAAGAACTTCAGCTGTAATTCCAGCTTGTTCATAATCATATACTAAATGTACATCTATATCTGAATTTTCATTGTAATTATAATTAGCTTCACTTCCTGTAAAATAAATATCAACAGGTTCTTGACTAATCTTAAGACTATCTTTAAATTTAGCTGCAATATCTAACAAAGCTTGTCTTACATCAGCACGTAATTCTTTATTATCAAATAAATCTTGATTAAGTTTACTTTGTGTGTTTGCTTCTTGAAAACTTGCAGAATTTATATACGTAGCATCTGTCCATTGTTTTAATGCATTGGCACCATCATTTACGTATTTTGTGGTATCTAAAGATTCTTCTACGCTATCATTTTGTAATAATTTTAATTCTTGTCTAGCTTTTTGAACATCATCAATTGCCTTTTGATAAGCATTTAATTCTTGTTCAGATGGATGATACTTTTTATTAATTTGCTTTAACTCTTCCATACTAGCATTTTTATTTTTAGCATCATCACGCATTTGTTTCCAAGTTGCTTCTTTTTGCTTATACGTATCAATTATTTTTTTAGATTTTTCAAATACTTTTTTCAACTCTTGTACTTTTTTTGTATACGTATCTTTATTATAAGAAGCAGCTCTATTATCCATATTATTATATACTTGACGTTCTTTTTCTTGATCTTTACGTAATTGTGCTAATCTATCTTGTGAATTCGCAATTCCAGAAAACATATCGGCATTATGTAAAATATTACCTGGATGAGAAGCTGTACTAATTGCAGCATCTAATTCACGATTCATTTCTTCTTCTCTAGACATTGGAATAGGATTTGCTAACTTTTGCTTGAAATTTGCTAAATCTACTTGACCACTTGACATTCTATAAGCAAAAGAAAGACCACCAGCTACAATTTGTTTTCTTGAAAGTTTGTATCTAGCTATTTGATTTTCTGTTTTTGGATCTAATACTTCAACGCTATAAACTGTTCCATCTTTTAAAGAATCTACTGATTTTATAGCTTGATTTAATCTAATCATAAATATTGGATTACCAGCAGAAATATCTTTATTATGTAAATATTCTTCGCAGCCAGGTACATTTGATAAATAGACATATTCACTCTTTTGCGGGATTTTAAAAGTACGTGAATCAGCTGTTCCAATAGGTTCATTGCCTAATAATTCTTTATAAAGTCTATTATTCGCAGCATTCCAATAACCAGCTAAAATTTTACGTCCTGTTGCTTTATCTTTTCTAGTAACACGATACCATTTAGAAGTTAATTCTTTATCTTCACTAGTTTCAGGCATATCAGAAATAAAACCAGCAAATTTATTATTAACGTGTCCATCTTTATCAATATCTAATTTATCACTACCTTCATTGTAATAATAAACTGAACCACCAACTGTTGTAAATGGAGCTACTCTTAAATTATAATATTTCAATGTTAAATTAGCTTCATTAACTTGATCAATAAAAGCCTTTTGCATATATTCATCAGTTTGACCTAATTTACTTTTAATATCTTCACAAAGTTTTGTAACTTCATCTTTTTCGATAGATTCAAAGCTAGCTTTTTTACCCATAGTTTGTGGATCTCCTTTACGTCCTTCACGGTTAATATAAGGTAAATCGTGTAAAAGTTTTTTATAATATTTTGATAAAACGTTATTATTTTTCCATTTAGAAACAGCAGTACTTAACATTAAGTAACCTTCAACAGCATTAGTTGCGTTTTCTTCAATCCAATCAAATATACGGCTTTCATATGCACGTCTTAAATACTTATCTTGTTTAGTCATTTTATCATACATATCTTTTTTGTCGCGAAATTTACCAGTAACGACACTAAATTTATTTTTATCTGTGTCAAAAACAATACCTGTATAATTTTCTAAATTTGAATGTGCTGACGTATTATCTTCTGTTAAATTAATACGTTCACTATCTGGAAAAAGTGTAATAGACATTTATCAAAAACCTTTAATTAAAACAACTTAATACTAGAACTTTATAATTGAAATGGAAAATTTATGCTTTACATTTTAAATGTTTTTTGATATAAAATTTATATTCTATTATTAATGAAATAGGAGTTAAAAATGCGTGTTATTAACTTAGATGAAACAGGAATAAAATTAATTACATCTGATAAAAAACAAATGTATTTATCTATGAAAGAAGTTAAAGACTTTGTAAATAAAAAATATATTTTAAAAGACGGTATTTTATCAGTTGATAATAAAAAACTAGTACTTTCAGATAAAGACGTATTAGAATTTCCTGGAATAATTCAATATATTGAAAATAATTTTAAGGATTAATTAATGTTTAAAAAGAAAAACAAAAAAATACTTGAAATTAATGAATTAGCTTTAAAAAGTTTAGCTTTGTTTGAAAAAGTTCACGGTGAATATGATCCATCAGGCTATGAAGTAGAATATACACGTATCCCTGGTGGATTAATACGTACTATTTCTACTCCAGAAGCCTTAGATCAATTGTTTATTCCATTACCTGCTTCATATTTTATTGTACGCTAACTTTTGAAGCAATAATATTTTCTAATGTAGCTTTTTGTACTTTCAATATAGATAAAATAAACGCTTTAACGTCAGAGGTTAAATGTTTATTAAATATTTTTTTAACGATAGATAATTGATTATAGTCTTCTTCTGTTATATATGGTTTGATGTCCTCTAATTCAATTTTATCTAATTCTAAACATCTTATACCATCAACCAATAAAAATTCTAATTTAGTACGTGGTTTTTTCATAATATATCCAAATACCTTATTCCATCGATTAGTATCCGTTGGATTATTAGAATTAATTTTTATTTTAACGTTAATAGAAATTTTAGGAGTTTTACGACCATCACCAAAAAAATCAAATTTAGACATAAATTAGTTCCTTCTTTTTGTTAGAAATTATAAAATTCAGATGAATCTTCTGTAGCAGAAAGATTTTGTTCAGCTGCATTAGCATTCATAAATGTTTTCATGTGTTCTGTAAAAGGTATATCTTTTAATTCTATTTTCTTTACTTTTTCTTTAGAAAAATCAATTAATAACTTTTCTTCACAATTTAAAGATTCCATTATTTTTTTAACTTGATCTTCAGTAAAGTCTTGATAAAGAATATTTTGAAATTTAAAATAATTTAATGTTTGACTTATATTATTTTTTGTATCTTTAAGCCATATTAAATCGTATTTCTTTTCAACTATCCATATTCCATCAATAATTTTAATATTATTCATTAAAAACCTTTCTTGGAACTAAAAATTCTTTTACACTTTCGTTTAAAATCAAATCTTTTGATTTTGTTAATGTATATAATTCATTCAAACATTTGATATTATATGGATTTTCTTTATTATACGTCGATGATTTTACTGAATATTTTACGGATTCACCTAATTCTGGAGCAGTTATTGCACCAGGAGCTTTAACTGATTGACCTAATAAAAATTTACTAATCTCATCTGTAGTAGACATTGTATTAATAGTATTTGAACTACATACCAAAGATGCAACATCTGCTGGAAGACCCATTTTAACAAGAAATTGAAATTTATTAACATTAGTCATTCCAGGATTTAATTCATTGAAAGATTTCATTAATTCACAAATATCACTGTATTTTTGAATAACGTCGGCTGGAATTTGAATTGGCTCATTTAATCCTACTTCAATTTCCATAGAATTTACATCCCAACCACCATGGGTAAGAATATTTTCAACAAGATTCATCATTGCATCTAAGAAACCTTTTTTCAAAGGAATTAATGTACGTCTCAATTTTAAATCTTGTGCTTCGAGTGTTTGAGAAGTAGTAATAACATCTTCACCAACTAAATAACCTTTAGGAAGACCAGAATTACGTAAAATTTTATCCAAGAAGTATTCTACGTCTTCAGTTGAACTCAAATCTATATTAGACTCAATATGATCAACTGTTACTTTTTTACCATCAGAAGCTTCTGGTAATGTTAATACTGAATATGCGCCAGGAAATTTACGACCTGCTTTAGGTGCTTGAGTATCACTAAAAATAGAGTTAAGATATTGTGCTCTAAATTCATTTAAGAAACTTGCAGAATCCATCATAGAAATACCATTAGGCATAGGTACATAAAATACAAGACGTTGAATTTTAGAAGCACGCGAAATACCAAGTAAAGACTCCAAAGTAGTTAATTGATCAAAAGCTGACCGCATAGACCATAACATAGATTTACCATAAGGCTCAGTATCTTCTGAAAACAGTTTTGCGTGGACAAATTGCCATGGCTGCCATATCTTTTTCTCAGTTTTAGATGTAACACGCATTGTATTAACATAAGAAGGCTCTGCTTCAATCTCATAGTTAATTGGATTATTAAATTCATCTGTATTAACTCTAAATCTATGTGGATTTACAAAAGAAATCACTAAATCTTCTAATACATCTATACGTTTAAAATCATCAATATCATCTTGAGTCATCCAAGCTTCAAGATATGGATAGGACAACAATAAACCATAATTACCATATTTAGCAAGACCTCTAACAATAGCAGGTAATCTTTGATAAATTTTATTCTTATATAATACTTTTTCTACAAATTTTTGAGCATTATTATTACTAATTTTAATTTTTAAAGGGTTCTCAACAAAACCTTGAGAAAGAACTTCTGCCACATACGTATCTAAAATAAGATTAACTTCAGATACATTCTCATCCATAGCATCTACAGACTGATATAAAGCTTTCAATTCCTCATAATTTTTAGAAAATAATGTATACGTACTCAAAAAGTCATCATATAATTCAAACATTTCTGAAGTATGTTTCATTGATGTAGGAATAGAAATATACTGACCAGACTTAGTCTGCCCCAATGAAAAGTTATGCTTTTTTGAGAGGGCTTTTAATACAGAAAAACTTATTCCAGGATTACTTACGAAAAGGGTATCAGTTTCTTTGTCATGAAATCCATTCTCTGTTATTAATTTTGCAATTTGTTTTGCTTTACTACTTACCATAGTTATATATTCCTATAATTATTCCCATGTTAAATTTACATGTACATCAAATTCATTATTTGTTTGTGTATCTTTACAACTAATTAAACCAGATTTATAGCACAAGATTATAAAGCCTAATGAAAAATTATCAGATAATACTTGTTCTATTGGTTTTAATATTTGTATACCATCAGTTGCTTTATACTCAAAATTTACCCATTTATTATATATAAGACGTCCACTAATAAAATTCAAAACAGGATATTCTTGTTCCCATTCATCAATTAAAGTAGTATCTATTAATACACCAGAATTAGTATCTTCTATCTTATTGATTTCAATAACATCACCTCTAGCACATGGTTTGTTACAAATCATACGAACACAAATACCACGCATCCAAAATTCATAACTGTGTTTGCCATCTACATTTGATTTTGATGTTGCATAATAAGAAATACATCTGATAGGAAAAGAAAAATTAGAATTTGTCATGGCGTATTATCCTAACAAAATTTGTCTAATTTTAATTTGACCGGATTCAGTCAATGTTGCCACTAATCCTTTAGTATTATTAATAGCTTGAATAAATTCTTGTTCCGTCATATTTTCTAAATCTACATTAACGTTTTCTTTTACAATTTTTTCTGTAGATTCTGTCATTATAATTTTATTAGTGTCCATTAGTATAGTCTCCTTAAAAAATTATCTATTAGCAAGACGTAATTGTATTGTATTAGCATTAAGTGACATTCTTTCACCTTGTAATACAGTTTCCGCTGGTTGTAATGGAATAACAATCATGAGTTTATATTTATATTCCATATCATAAGGACTTTTATCATATCTATAATACAAGCCTAAATACTTAATTGTATTACCATTTTTTGTCCAATCTTCTGTAGCTTTTGGCCAATCAATAGCATCTAAATTCCTAATAATGCCGTTCAAAGGATCACCAAAATTCACAGGCTTTTCTAAAATCGTAAATCCTTTTTTAATTGGTTCATCTGTAAAGCTAAAAGTTGCTTCATCAAAAGTAATACCTAATCCAATATACATATCACTAGTAGGAAAATCAAACGTCGGAATACCAAAATTATTTTCCAGTAACATGTTTACAAAGTCAGGATTAACCATAAAACGTGTATTAGCCATTTATATTTTTCCTCTTAGTAATCTGATAAACTTAATGTAACTGATCCAATACCAAATACGCAAGTCTCACCTTTTAGAACTTCTTCGGATTCAGGCATACGTAAAACAATTAAAGGTTTTATATCATCACCATAATCCATAGTATCAAAAATACCTATCATTTCAACAAATTTATTAGATTCTGTCCAATTTTCACTTGCTGTATTAAATACTACTTCATTTGCATTAGTAATATAACAATCTTTAGCTTTACCAAAAATAATACGTGCTCTTTGATAATTACCTAATGGGCGTCCACCAAATACCTCATCAAAATCATCAGTATTAACTTTAGCACCTACTTGTGTTAAACCCAATCCTAAAAATAAATTCTTTTGAGTAAGATCTGGAGTACCACCAAAATACTCTTTTAAAAGTTTATTCATAAATCCAATTTGTAATCCATATACTGCCATTTATTTATTCCCTTTAAAAATAGATTCAATCAAATCTTCCATAAAAATATATGTAGCGCCTTTATTACAAATACTATATTAACTTACCACAGATAATGCGACTTTCTTACCAACCAAAGCACAATTACAAGTATACGGTGTAAAATACTTTGGTTTCTCAATTATATCTGCCATAATAGTTTCTTCATAAGAAGCACTATTAGCAATAATCGATACAAGATTAATAACAGCTGGAAAATCTTTAGTCTTTTCTAACTCAATTATTAAATCACCTGTTGTACTCAGTGATGTATAACCAGTCTCTACATTTAATTTATAATTTGTAATACCACCACGACTATCTACATCAGTTACAGTAAAAATAAGCGGTAATTTTTCTTTTCCATCTTCAGACGTATCTATATAAATTTGATTTCCTTCATTATCATATACATCAAATTCATCACCAACAACAAATCCAACACCAGAATCTATAATATGCTTAGGACGTGCATCATAATATACCAATGGTCTAATTTCTTCAGTAATATTAGGATATTCAGGTACCTGTTCCCAAATCGTATTCTCAATAGCTCTAATAGAATGCTCTCTCTCTACCAACTTATTAACAAACCAAAGTGTACCTTGTGCACGTATATCTTTTAATTTCGTAAATCCATACTGATCCACTTCCCAATCAAACCAAATCGTATGACTACCTACCTGACTAGATGTATCAACAGTACCCTGACGTGCAGGTACACAATTCGCTATATTCGAATACGTCTTTCCATTACTCAACTGCTTACGTACAGTACCAAGTACCATCCACTCACGTGCTACCTTATTCTCCTGACAATCATATTCATTCAAAATAATACGGCTATCGCGCGGCAAATATAATTTTGAAGGAAGAATAATTTCAAGAGCTAAAATATCAGAATCATATTCAGTTCCATCAGCAGTTAATCCATGCTCATCTAAAACTTGACGATATTTATCAAACAAAGGAATAACAGATTCGGTAGTTTCAATCCATTCATTATTAACAAAATTACTATATTCATTTACATTATTGTCTATAACAGGTATACGTATCAAAACCTGGAGAGAATAATTACTGAATAAAGATTCATCACGCTGAGCAGCCGCATATTCTGCCATATCAGTAATATAAGCATCTCTCAAATTATATTGAGAGAAAGCAGTTTCTTTAAGTCTTGAATTACTCTTTCTTTTTGCCATAAAATTTTACTCTGAAAAAACGCGTTTTCTATTAGAACTCATACATATAAAAATAAAAAGAGATTGATGACGTTAAAACCACCAATCTCTTCTTTCTTCCTTGATTTTATGATTAAATACTGAACTTTTTTACATCATTGGCATTGCTGCCATATTAAGATTTACTCCATTGTTTTCAATTGGATCTTCTGTAATAATACACGAAGATGTCAATGCAACAGCAGCAACAGAAGAAGCAGCATATACTTCACCTTTAATAGCTTTAGTAGGATCAATAATACCAGCTTCAATCATATTTACTACTTTTAGTTTTTTAACATCATATCCAAAATTAATATCTTTATCTAATACTTCTTTAGCGATGATATCATAATGTACACCTGCATTTTCGAGGATAGTATTAAATGGAGCAGATAAAGATTTAGCAAAAGTAGATACACCTAAAGCTTCATCTTCGTTATCTGTTATTACATTATTTTTTACTTCTTCAATTAAATGTAACAATACAGTACCACCACCAGGTAAGTAACCTTCTTCTAATGCAGCTTTAACAGCACCCTCTGAGTCATCTAATCTATCTTTTCTTTCATGAATTTCAGTTTCAGATGAACCACCAACCTTAATTACTGCAACACCAGTAGTTAAAGCAGCAAGTCTCTTTTCTAATGCATCTTTTTCCCAAGTTGCATTTTCTTTCAAAGCATTAATTTCACCACGAAGAGCTTCGATACGTGTATTAATTAATTCTTGATCTCCATGACCACCACTAATAATTGTCTCATCACGCTTAATGATAATTTTATCAGCAGTACCAAAGTCAGCTTCGGTCATAGCCTCAAATTTAATATCCATTGGATCATCTGCTACTTTACCGCCAAGATAAATTGCCATATCACGAAGTCTTTGTAATCTTGTCTCACCATATGAAGGAGCCTCAACACAAGCTACTTTAATTTGACCACCAGAACGCATAATATTCATAGCTAAAGCTTGAGTTACAGATGTATCAAAAGATTCTGCAATAATTACAAGAGGTTGACCACGACCTAAAATACCTTGAATTACATCAGCAAGAGTCTTAAAGTTACTAATCTTAGAATTACATAACAAAACTAAAGGTTTATCAAACTCTACAATTTGTTCTTCTGGTTTATTTACAAAAAATTGAGATGTCCAACCTTTATCAAAAGTCATACCTTCTTTAAATTCAAGAGTAATATCACGATCTTTAGTCTCTTCAACCATAACAATACCATTCTTACCAACTTTCTGATAAGCTTCAGCTACAATCGAACCAAGCTTTTCATCACCATTAGCAGAAACTACTGCAATATTTTCTAATTGTTTATTATCTGTAATCTCTATTGAAAAACTATCCAATTTTTTAATAACGTAATCTGTAGCTTTTTCAATACCTCTACGAAAAGATGTGCGATTAACTTTATCGTTAGACAAATCTAATTGACGTACTCCATTATTAACAATAGCTTGTGCTAAAACTGTTGCACTAGTTGTTCCATCTGACACAGCATCAAGTTGTTTTTGAGCAATAGAAATAGCTAAATCTGCACCCAATTTTACTTTTTCATCCTTAGGCGAAATTTGTTTTGCAACCGAAATTCCATCCTTTGTAATTGTAACAGGCTTATCTTTTTCTTGATAAATTACAGTACGTCCAGCCGCACCAAGTGTAGTTTTTACAGCATCAGCTACAAGATTAATTCCCTTAACCAAGGCATCTTGGGCCTCTCTATCAAAGTATGCACTTCTACTCATGTTATCTCCTTTTTATTACTAAATTAGTTTAAAACTTGACCTTCTGCTTCAACAGCAATAATATCATTTACACGTACACGTATATATTTTTCACCACCAAGTGTAATTTTTGTTCCAGATACTTTAGGGAATACAACAACATCACCAATACCAAAAGGAGGATTTACTAAAAGTCCATTGTCATTATATACGTCTGCACACGAAATAATTTCACCATATGTAAAATCATTACTTAGAGAATCTGGAATATATAGTTCTCCTACTTTTTCTTCTTTTTCAATTTCTTTTACAAAAACATTATTACCTACAGCTTTATAAATTTTACTCATCTTCATCTCCTTCAAAATATTCAATAATATTATCTTTACCTGCTAAGACAGTATCATCATCAAGAATTAATGATGGAGTTTGTCTAATATTATACTTTTCAACAATATCTTCATGATCTTCAACATTAATTACTTCAACACCTTCAATATTGTTTTCTTGAATATATTGTTTTACCATTTTACATGGCATACAACTTGTCATAGAAACTAAAATCATATACGTATCCTTTATATTTTTTAATTAAAACCAAATGAGACCCTTCATTTTAGCAAAAAAATTATCATTTTTCTTTACATGAACTTGGTTTTTGCTCTTTTCATCATTTTCAGATTTTTCTGAAATATTTTCTTTGGATTCATCAACATTAATATCATTAGTATCGGCTTTAATTGATGCTGATTCAAGATTTTCTTCACTTTTGGATTCAGTTTTTTCATCATAGATATCCTCTTTATTGTTTTCAGGTAAAATTTCATTTTTTGCTTGAACTTTTTTTGATTTAGTTTTAATATTAGAATTTCTATGAGGTTTTTTTCTTGTTACAACCATATGTTTCTTTCCTTTTCTAATTAATTTTATATATAGAATATCAATTTGATTTAATATTTAGTATATTTTTTATCTGTTTATAGAAAAATTAATTGTGCAGTACCATTTTTATGGACAATAGCATTACAATTTGCCCATAAAGTCATACCTTTTTGATTATAATTAACAATTAATTTTGATAATGTACCGACGTATATAGTATTTTCTGAAATTTTAGGACTATGTGTATGTCCACAAATACAATTTTCAAAAGTTTTACTATATGCATTAGGACTTCCTGCTGCTCCAGAAATACCACAATCACCATGTTCAGAAAGTTCAAAGCCACATACTTCAAAACTTTCATTTCTAGGTAAATATGTAAAGTTTTTAGGCAAATGTGGATCTAAAATATGTTTTCCATCACAATAATCCATAAAAAGTTCTGCACCAAGTCTAGCGTTTGTTTTATCTTTTACAAATTCACCTGTATCTAACCATTTTTCAACAAATGCATCGTGATTTGAATTTACTATTTTAAATTCTGTATTAGGACAATCTTTTGCTAAATCACAAATTTTATCAACAACAATATGTAATTCATTACCCAAACATGCATTTTCTCTGTTTATGTTTTGAGCATTAAATAAACATTTGCCAAAATTATGATGACAGATGCTATTCCAAGAAGCAATATCATGAAGCATTGTATATTTTGGTTTATACGTATTAATAAAATCTTTTGTTTTATCTAACGCTATTGTTTCTTCATCTGGTAAATGTAAATCGCCTAACACTATTGCAGGTAGATTATCAACAGAAGTAACATTTTCATTTGTATAAACTTTATTTAAATCACAAATACAATTTTTTGCATATACTAAATTACGAATAACATATCTTTTTTCTGTTTGATTCCATTCAAGTAAAATTGCACCATACTTATGATATTTTGAATCTATTTGATTTGTAATTGTTTCTTTATAATCAATATTTGATAATGTACCTGTTGAACATGCAACACGATAACTTGTATATTGTTTATAAGGTAATATTTGTAAATATTGTTTACTTGATCCTACAATTACTGTTTTAAGATTAGTTGATAATTTATCAATATTAAGTAATGGATTTTTTTGAGTATATGGAATTAAAAAATCTTGTGCAATACAAGTTTTATCTTTTTCAAATTCGAAACGTGTAGCTAAATAAGGTGATAATAAATTAAATACGTCTCTAGAAAAAGTTTTATTTTTCTTTATACCTTTACCCCATAAAATACCTAATTCAGCCTCATTTTCAACACAATATGTAAGTAAAGTATCATAAAAATTTTTATTTATATCACAACCATCATTAACATAAGTAACTACAATTTTATCTACATTTTTTGAAAATATTTTAGTAATGTTATGACGTGTATTAATATTAAGACCATCTACTTCATCTACAAAATTAGTCCAATTACCCCATATATTTTCAATTAATGAAGAAGGATACATAGGATTTAAATCTCGATATTCTGTACGTAATAACTTTTTACCATATAAATCACATAAGTCTTTGTAATAATTAAGTATTTCTTGTCTATCAATCATTACTTAGCATCCTTCTTTTGTTTTTTAACTTTTACTTTCTTTACTTTATTATTTGCTTTTTCTAATTTATTTTTAATTTCTTTAGCTTTTTTAAGTTTATGTTTAGCAAAAAGTTTTTCAAATTCAAAACGCTCTTTTTCATTAAGTCTTTTTTCTGTAAGGTCATCTTCAACAATACAATCAGCTAAACCATAAGTAATACAATCTTTTGCATTTAAATATCCTCTTTCATCAGATTGTAATTTTTCTAGTTTAGCTTTTGTTAATTTACCGCCACATGCTTCTAAATATAAAGATTTCATATTTTCAGAATATTCAATATTTTGTATATACGTTTTTTCAATCTCACTATGTTTTGTTGTAATATTAAAGATAGATCCAAAATGAATAAAATGTGTAGCTACTCTACTCATGCATCTCATTGTACCATGTGCAGCAATTAAAGAAGCTGCAGAACCCGCTTGTCCTAAAACAAAAGTAATAACTTCGATATCATAAATTTTAGCAATATTCATTAAACCTATAATATTCATCATAACAGATACGTCACCACCTGGACTATTTATGATAAATGTTAATGTACGTCCACGATTATCTTGATTAAATACAAAGGTTGTTAAATCTCCAATTAAATATGCACATGTATCAGTAGTAATTTCTTCTAAAATAAATACTTTATCTTGATACATATAATTTCTAGGAATTTGCTGTACAATATTATCACTATTACCAGACCACATTTAATTATAAACCTTCCTTTTTGTTAAATCTATTATATTGAACTTTAATTAGATACTTGTTTTCAAAAATAAATTTCCATTTTGTGTCAAATATTTTCTATTTTTCAAACTACGTCTTCATAACAAAACAATTTTTTATTTAACCGGTTCTATTATACAAGTACTTTTTTTAATTAATTCTGGAATTGATAAATGAATAATAAAACTAGCTTAAAAGCTGAGATTTTACAAATTATTAATGAAAATGTCAGCAATAAATATTTTAAAGAATACGTAAATTTTAATCCTGATATGACAGATGATAGAAACGTATCTCCTACTACAGGTGATATTAATGTTAATGGTGTTACAATTCCTGTCAGATATGCTCAAGATGCTGATTATAAAATATATGAATTTCCTAAAGAGTTAGGAGATCATTTAAGAGCTAATTGTCAAGGTATTAATGAAAAAGGTTTTACTGCTCCTCAACAAGCAGCTCAATTATTAGCTAACTATATTGAAGATGAAAATAATGAATTAGGATATATTTTAGATAAAGCTCCTATTAATGATGAAGATATGCTATTGATTCATCATAGTAAAGAAGATATATATGGACCTATTAAAATTCGTTTTCATGATATTCATCAATTTTTGAAATTAAATAATCATTATAGAAATCATCCAGAAAAACCACAAGCACAGCAAGAAGCAGTAGAAGATGAAGATTGGATGATTTTATGGAAAAATAGTAAAAATTCAAACAATGATGAAAATTTCATTGATTATATAACACGTCTTAAAAATTCTTACTAATATTAAAAAGAGAAAGATAAATCATGACTAATACTTTTAGACAAATTGTAACAGAAGCTATGCAAAGTATTTTAAATGAAGCTGATGATACTACAAATTTTGTTTCTGTGGCACAACAAGATAATTCTTTTGATACATCTAAACTCAATGCAAACATTTATGATGATGAAAATGAAATGTCTGAAGATAAGCAAGAGGAAAAATCAAAATTAACTACACAAGCCATTGAAAAAATTAAAGATAGTTTAAAAGTATCTGATGAATTACAATCTATCTTAAATCGAATTAAAAAAATAAATGATGAAATGGATATTAATGAATGGAAAGTAAATGAAGAAGATAACACTGCAATTTTGAAAAATAAAAATGCACGTATCTTTAAACAAAATGATAATTTGTGTCTTTCTCATGATGGTAAGGTAGAATTATTTAAGTCTGTTACTGAATTACATAATTGGTTAAAAAATAATAATTATCCATTACCACATAACATCAAATTACATGAAGCTGTATTAAAAGAAGTTAAATTATCAAGTGATTATCAATTATTTAATACTTCTGATATTATTCCACAACATGTTAATGATGATGTTGCATTTAGAATGAAAATGTATCTTCAAGATAGTCCATGGTCTGAAATTTTAGCAAATCGTTGGAATGATATTGGAACACAGTCTGGTGAAATTTTAGGATATGATTTTGGTACTGATGAAGATGAAAATTCTGAAAATTATATTAAATCTGTAGAAACAAATCGTGGTACTATGTATTATGATAAACGAGATTTAAATCCTAAGAAAAATACACGTCTTTATTTGGAACCAAATTTTTATGATATGAATTTAACACCTTCTGCATATTTACATCCAAATGGAGAAATTACAACACAAGACGTATATGGCTTACCTAAAACACCAGAAGATGCTATCTCCAGAAGTACTATTCATAAAGATGAAGTTAAAATGGGTAAAGATGCTACCAGGGCTGCTATGAATCAAGCTGGATTTAAACAAGTAGCTAGTCAAATAAACAAAGTCCGTGATACTAACTTAGGAGCTTTTAATGATCCAACTTGGGCTAAAAAAGTTGATAAAGTTGGTATTGATAGAGCAGAAAAATATTTAGGTGATATATCACAATCTGGCGAATATTGTCTTGATGTAAATGGTAAACCTGTTGGTATTGTTAAAGATAATAAGGTATGGGATTTAAATGAACCAACTATTAAAATAGGTAAAGTTGGTTTACAAGGTCATTGCTATATGGAAAGTAGTCTCGAAGAAGATCAAGTTGAAGATCTTTGGTACTTAAAATATGAAAATAGTGACTTAGATCAAAATTATCTTAATAATACATGGAGAAAAGATGATTTATTAGCACAAAATCTTGATTCTGCAGCTAAATTTGCTACACGAGAAGATGCCATTAATGAATTACGTGAATTATATAATACTAAAACAACACAATTTCCTTTTAAACCAATTAATGTAAATGAAATGTCGGAATGTGGAGCTTGTGGTGCTACTACGGCTAGTTTAGGTTCAGCTGTTCAATATGTTGGTAATCGGAAAAAAAAAGCTGAAAGTATAAATAATGAATCTGAATTAGACGAAGGTAAAGTTAGTAGTCAAATGTATGATTTACAAAAACAAAGATTACCTGGTTCTGATGTAGTTACTGCAAACGGTACAATTTTAGGAAAAGTAACAGATAGATTAGCTTCTAATTTAGACGTAGATTTACCACAAACAATTGAAGTTTTAGATACAAATGGCCAACATTTAGGTACGTCTAAAAAAGAATATCCTTTAGCAAAAACCTTAGAAGGTGATACTATCGGTTATGTTGCAGATAATCGTGTTTGGGGTGCTAAAAATAAACAAATCGGAAATGTAAAAGATTCAACAGTTTACGATACTAAAGGTAACAAAATAGGTATAGTAACTGAAGAAGAACCTTACAATATTGTTAAAGATGATGCTGGATATGCTATTGGTTATATTGATTTAGATGAAGTGTTTGACTTTAATGATAATTTAATTGGTTCTGCACCTGCTTCTGATGATAACAAATACCGTGCTTCATTAAGTGATGATAGAAGATATATTTGGCAAGATTTAGAAGGCAATGATGCTGGATACGTTTCTTTACAAGGAATTGCGTCAAATTTTAATGGTAAAAAAGTAGGAGAAGCTCACACAGACCTTTCTGATGTTGAAGGAATTTATGATTTGGCTAAAAAGAAAGCTATTGAAAAAGCACAAATTGACTTTTTTACAAATATTTTTGGCAAAGTTGTAGATCCAAAAACAGGACGTCAAGGCGTATTTAATCCATATAATAAAGCAGGTCAAATTAAAGATTTATATGCAAATGCCATTAATCCAGGTAATTATGCAACTGCAAATTTATTTGGTGGTCTTTTTGATACGTTATCATCTGAACCAAATAAATTATTGGTTTCTCCTGAAGAGTTTAAAGCTAGAATTGAACAAATAAATAAAATGCATGGATTAAACTTAAATCCTGATGAACCTATTTATCCTAGAAAAAGTGCTAGCCCTCATAATCAAAAAGAATTAAATACTCTTTTACAAAATTATATTAGAGACGTAGCTTCAAGAAAAAGTGAAAAAGGTGCAGGACGTTCTATTGATAAAGATGAAGAAAAATTTAAAATGACTCAACAAGCTAAAACAAATGCTCCAGAATTTAATATGAATAAAAATAAAGAAATTCAACAAAAAGCATTACAAACATTTGATGCTGGTAATGAAAAAGAAGCAAAAACTCAAATACGTCAATATTTAAAATCAATTTATAATAATAATTCTTTATCTGATGTAACAAAGAAAAATATTTATAATGATTTTCTAGTATTTTCAAAACAAAACGGTTTAGAAATGGAAGATGAAATTAAAGATAGATGGTTAGATGAATCTTTTTCAGGTCATTTATTAAGGTCTTTGAAAGAAGCTGATCCAACTCCAGCAGATTTTGCAGACGGTGGTTCACAAGATACATCTTTAGCTGATGTTACTACAACTTCACAAACATCAACTCAACAAACCACAGATGACACTGTTTCAGATGGATTAAATGATTATGGACCAGAAGATTCAGATACTCCCATACAATTTGGTGATGTAAATATTAACGGTGGAAGTGGAGTACCTGATGAAGATGAAGAACAAACTGCTCCTATTCCAGAAGTAAATGAAAAAATTATAGATGTACTGGTAAACGAAAAAGATCCATCTCAAATCAAATTGAAAGTAAAAAATTTAGATACCGGTGAAGTTACAATCAAAGATCTAAATGAAATAGACGTTTAAAGGCTCATTTTTTGACCGTACAAAAGAAAATAGTCCAGGTTATTGTTACTTGGACTATTTTTATTAAAATATGTTTATATGGTCAAATTATGATGATTTTTTAGATATAACCTTTTTATTTTTGTTTTCTATCATTTTATTATAGATATATTTACCAATATTTGATGTAAATTTAGGTATAAATTCTTTAGGCATTCCTAAACAACAATTAGTATCAACATGACGTATATAAAAATATTTATCGTTATAACTCATTTTGAATGGACTTTTAACATTATCTATAAAATTATAATTAATAGCTAATTTTAAGCGTTTATGTAATTCCAATAAATTTCCATAATCACCAATAGGTAAACGAATTTTATTTCTTTTCACTGTATAAATCGAAGATGTATTCATTGAATGTTTTGAAGTATCAAGCGTTTCTTCTAATTCAACATCAAAAACTGTATCATTCATTATTTGAAAACTCCAATTATTATCTTTTCAAATAGAATACCAAATTAATTGAAAAAGTACACAATTATTTTTCCAATTTTAGTAATTTTTTGAAGAGAAAGAAACCTTAAGTAAAGAAAGAGAATTTATATATGGAAATTATTTTTTTTACTTTTCAGTAAAAAAATTAGTTTAATTAAAAATATAATATTATAAATATAAATAAAAATAATAAAAAACAGACATAAGACTTAGACGTTAGACTTTGTGTTTTTCTTTTGACTTTTTTCTTTCTGATTTAAATATTAAAATTCTTTGAAAACAAATCAAGTTCTAAAATGAAAAAGTGAGGTTAAAATGCAAATTTTTGGTAATCCTAAAACATCAAATAAATTTTTTGTGTATTTAGATGATGGAAGTCTTATTTGGACATCTAATTTTAACACAGCTATACATTACATAACTAATCAACGTTATCAAAATTGGTATAATAAACCTTTATACTGTACAAATGAAGAAATTGTAATAGGTTATGATAATAAATTATATCTCAAAAGTAAATGTCCAGAAGATCCAAATCAAATAAAATCTACGTATGATAATAAACAATTATTTTTACTAAATGCAAAAAAACACATAAAAGATACTCTTGACAAAATACTGTTTGAATTAGAATTTGATTCATTGTTTGAATTATATACATATAAAGATTCAAAGATTAAGAAATATAAAGACTTATGTAAAAAAGTATTAACATACAGAGATGATATGTATTTATTTACAGAAAAAATTTTAGATAAATACAAAGATAGACTAATAGAAACAGTAGAAGTTGTAGATTTATCAGATGTATATGATGATTTCTTAACTAATTTTCCAAAATTTAATGATGATGAATCGAGATAATATACGTTTATGTATAATTCCAACTTATCAAAATGATATAGCTGATGTTTATTATATGTTTAATAATAAACGTTTTGATAAAACTATACTCGATACCATTAAACTTGATGAAAAATTAAAAAGACTTAAAGCAGATTTCAATATTCTTCAAATAGAAATTTTATGTGAAAATACAAACGTAATTTCTGATTTTTATTTTACATTACTATATTATCTATTAAAATCATATAGTAATAAAATTATTTTAACTACAAATTTAAGGAATCCAAATAAAGGTGTTATTAATTATTGTGATGTTATAAACGTTAATTTAAATTTTAATAATTACATAAATGAAAAATCTGTAGTCTGTAAAGTAATTAAAGCTATTAGTTCTGACAAAGTTATTAATGTTAAAACATTAGATATATGTTGTGAAAGCAATCCAGATAAAATAATTGAAGATTTAAATAATCTTAAAATTAAATCTTGGGAAATTATTCCATATCATGCTTATGTAAATTCAAATTTAAAAGCTAAAGAATATACGTATTTTGAATCAATAATCAAAAAATATTTATTTTATACAAAAAAGATGAAATTTGCATTTCAAAATAAGTTACAGTTAGATGATATATTAAAAATTGATAACTATAATGTAAAAACAGTATATATTACACCAAATAATAATTTTGGTATATTAGATTTTACAAAAAATAATGAATTTCAAATACTTGAATATGATAACTATGTAAATTATACAAAAAAATTACAAGAAATGGAAAAAATTAGAGATATTTTTTGTTCAAATTGTAATTCTAAATTACGGTGTCTATCAAATAGATATCTGAATTTGAATTATGCAGGTAAAAGTTGTAGTGGTTTCAAAGATTTAATTGATTTTTATAACAAATAAGAACAAGAAGATTGATAGAAAGGGAGATTTTGACGTGAATTTTATGACAGTTATGTTAGAAGAAAGAAAATTAGATAGTAAATTCAAAAAATTTGCAAAAAAGCTTGAAATTTTGAAAGAAAAAGTAAAAAAAGAACACGTTAAGATTGCTAAAGATTTAAAAAAGATTGGTAATTCAATGTATTGTCTTAACGCTATTCCATATATTTCAAAAGAAAGAGATGTATTGAAAAAACCAGAAGAAATTGTATCAATACGTGTTAATTGGAAGAAAAAATCTTTTGAAGGCATGACAACAGATCAAATTATGAATGAATTAAAACAACAGTGGTGTTGGTATGTAGTAGTTGTTGATGAAGAACACACAAGAAACAAGTATAAGAATAAAGATACTATTTGTGTTGTATTTGATACACAAGAAAAAGCTGAAAAAGCACGTCGACTATTTAATAAAATGTTTTTAACAGCTATTGAACAAGATTGTATAGAAGAATATAAACATTTTAGACTTAATCCAGATAAAAGACCTTTAACATTTGATAAAATTATTGGTAAACGTGCATATGAATTATACGATATGATTGATAAAGGTGAAATTTAAGAGTTCTATATAAAACTTATCATGTGAAATTTAAACAAGGAGAAATCTATGGATAAAAAAATTAAATTATTTGTTAAAGGTAAGATGGGTTGTGGAAAAACAACTTTCATTAACACTTTGCGTGATATTCTTAAGAAGAATAAAAAATTTAAAGCATTGTTTGATGGTTATGTTTTCGATATTTACGAATTTTGTGAATATAATGATGGAGAAGAAAAACAGGCTGCCTCTACAAAGATTTGGACAATTACTTCAGAACAATTAACAGAAACAGAAGAATTAGTTGTTCATTATAAAAAATCAATTTTTGTTGAAATTTTCTTGTTTATCAAGAACTTAATTAAGAAAATTGTCCATATCTTTTAAACTATTTGGAAAATTTTTTAAAAAAAGTTAGTAGAAATTTTATCAAACTAGACTTCTATATTGTGTATAGTACAATTTAGGAGTCTTTTTGTATGAAGTTTAATGTACGTCAAATAGATATTGAAAATTTTAGAAGTATTAAATCTAAAGTATCCTTTAAGATTAATAAAGGTTTATTTTCAATAGAAGGAGTTAATAATGATGAGGAAACCAGCAATGGTTCTGGAAAAACGAGTGTTCTTTCAGCTCTTTATTGGTGTTTGACGGGTAACGCTTTAACAAATGAAGTACTTGCAGATGATGTTATTAATTATTCCGCAGGTAAGAATTGTAAAGTAACAGTTTATATTGAATCTGATCAAGATAATATAAAAATAACACGTACAAGAAAAGATTCTGAATTAGGTAATAATCTATTTCTTGAGGTAAACGAGCAAGATTTAACTTGTCATAAAGTTGCGGATACACAAGAACGTATTAATCAGTTTTTGAAGATTCCGTTTGAATTATTACACAGTACTATTATAATGACTCACGACATGAAGTCTGCTTTTTCAGAGCTTAGTCCACAACAGAGAGTACAAACACTTGAATCAATACGTGATTATTCTGTTTGGGATAAAGTTCGTGAAGAAGCTAACAAAGACATTAAAAAATACAACAAAGAGATTCAAGAACTTAGTTTGAAGTCAAGTAGCATTAATGGTAGTCAGGTCACATATACCAAAATGTTAGAGACAGCAGAAAACGAAGTGAAAAAATTAGAAGAATCCTTTAATGTAGATACGATTACTAAACAGATTAATGACCTTACGTCTGTAAATAATAATCTAAATCAACAGATTGATGAAGAATCAAAGCTATTGGAAGGCCTCAATAAGCAATTTGAAGAAATTAATACTGATGATTCTTTGCGGTCAAGACTGAATGAGATTGTAGATACAGCTAACAATATGAAATTATCTCTTCAGAAATCGGAATACGAAAAGAAAGAGTTAATCAGAAATATTGAATTAATCGATGCTTGGTTTAAAAATGATAGATGTCCGACATGTAATCATCTATTGGATAGAACAGAAAAAGAAATTTCTGAGAAGTCCGATCATCGTGAGAAGTTAAACAAAGACTTAACTGTTATTAATGAATCGATTGAGAATATTAATAAACAATTGGTTAATAAAAGACAGGAATGGTCACAAGTAAATAGTCAATTACAAGTCGGTGAGACAGCCAAGAAGGCGTTAAATCTCAAATTGACAGAGAGTAATAAAAAGATAAATGATCTAAAGAACGGATTGCTGACGAATATAGAAAGGTTAGCACAGTTGAACAGTATGAGAGACTCGTGTTCTTTTCAGGTAAGTAAGAAGCGTGCGGACATTGGAATGATGTTAGCTGAACTAGACAAACTTAAAAAAGAGGATGTTGAGGTTAAAGCGCAGATTAAACTGCTTGAAGACAAAAGGTCATTATCGGATTACTTTTATAAGTTACTTGGTGCAAAAGGTGAGTTAAGACCATATCTTCTTAGACAAGATATTGCTTATCTTAATAATTGTATGCAGAAGTATATACATTATTTCTTTAAAAATACAGACGTATCTTTGAGATTAGAAGGTGCGAATATTGAAATATGTATAACAGCAGGTAAGATTATTAAGAAGGTGTCTAGTTTGTCTGGAGGAGAAAAGAAACGTCTTAATATTGCTATTCAATTAGGATTATATGATTTGATTAGAGCTACGTCACAAATATCATTTAATATTTTGTGGTTAGATGAAATTGAATCAGAATTAGATCCTATAGGAGTAAGTCAATTAATTGATATCATTGAAGAGATTTCTGATAATATTGATTCTGTATTTTGGATTACTAATCATCCAACAGTTAAAGAAAATATTCAGAATAAGATTATTTGTACTAAATCTCTCGGTGTAACTACAATTGAGGAGCAATAATATGAGAATAATGGCTTTTGGTGATATACATTTTCATCATACACATAGATTTTCACATATTACTGATTCTGGTTATACTATAAGAGAATTAGAACATTTATCTTGTGCTGATACATTAATTAAACTGTATAAAGAAGAAAACATAGATGCTGTTATGTTTTTAGGTGATGCTTGGCAAGCAGTTGGTGATTCTATCTCAGGTCAAACTTTATCAGTAGTATCTACCTTCTTTGATAAATTAACTAAATGTTTTGACGTACACGTTATTGTAGGAAATCATGATAAATTGACATCAAATTCAAATGTACATAAGCTTGAATTTCTTAGACATTTTCCTAATATTTATCTATATGATAAACCAACATTAGGATATATAGTTAAAGAAGATGAAACTTGTGATTTTGTATTTATGCCATATTGTACTCATGATGAAGAAGCTATACGTTATCTTGAAAATGTAAAAGATAAACAAAATAAAATTGTTATTTCACATCTTGAACTTGGTGGAATTAATCTTGGTAATGGAGTATTTACACAAAAAGGTGTTGATTTAGCATTATTGAATCAGTTTAAGATGACTCTGCAAGGACATTATCACTCGGGTGGGAGTTATGGTCATAGAATACAAATAGCTGGTTCAACACAACGGTTATCTTTTAAAGATAAAGGGATAGCACGTCGAAATATTATTATTTATGATACAAAAACTGACGTAGTAAAAAGACGTAGTTTTGAATGTCCAGATTGGTTAACATTCACAGATGATAATATAGAAGATTTACTCAATCATGACAATAATAATTATGTAAAAGTTGAATTGTCAACAGATATATTATTAACAGATAAATTAAGAGAAAAACTTAATCAAATGAAAGATAAAGATGTACATATTGATTTAACACGTATATCTGTAAATAAACAAATTGAAATGGATTTATCTCAAGAAGATAATACAGGAATTATACGTCAATTTGTTAATAAGTCAGATAATACTGAAGAACAAAAAGAAGCATTAATCAATGAAGGTACACGTCTTTTAGAAAAAGTTAGTTAGAATTGGAAAAATAGTTGTGTAAAAATTTTATATAACTTATATTCTATAAAAATATATGATGTATTATCATATACGTTATTATAATAAACTAGTTTATAATCTTTTAAAAAGGATAAATAAATGTCAAATAAAGTTTTTAATGAAGAGTGGATGAAAGCCATGTTAAATAATAAAGATGCTCCGGACGATCGTTCTGGTCAGCAAGGTCCTCAAATTGATTGGGTACAATATAATAAAGGCTTCAAGAAAAAAGTTATGTTTAAATTGATGCCAGCTAATATGAAAGAAGATAATGTTTTTGCGACAATTATTAACACTCACTGGATTCGTGTAGGCGATAAGACTTATCGTTTTGTATGTCCTGAGCAAACACCACATTTAAAAAAGAGTGGATGTAAGTGTCCGATTTGTGAAGCAAAGCGTAAGTTGTTAGCTGCTGGATTTAAAGAAGAAGAGTTGTGTGAGCAAGGTAAATTTGGACCAATTCCTGTATTTGATCCTAAGCCGACTACTAATGTTAAAGCTGTTATTTTGAAGTCTGATACAAAAGGTGATTGGGATTGTTCACATATTTCAGTATTACAGCAAAATGGTACTTATATGGCTACTTGGTTAGCTCAGAAATATGCTGATAGTACAATGCCTAATTTTACTGATATCGAATCTAGTAATCCTGTAATCTTTTCGCGTCAAGGTGAGCAAGGTAAATGGGATCGTGAATTTTCTTTCCAAGCATGGATTCCTGGTCCTGATGTTGTAGCTAAGTTGAGAGAAGAAAATGAGCAATTGACTCTTCCTGATTTGTGGAAGTTACCTTCTGATACTGATATTATGCAGATGAATCAGATTATGGATGATATGATTCAAGATTATTTGAAAGCACGTCAAACTATGAATGGTACTGCTACTGAAAATACAATTAATGAGCAGACATTACAACCGACTCCTGTTGTAGAGCAAGCTCCTGTATTTCAGACACCTGGAATGAGTATGGGTCCAGCACCTGTTCAGCAACCACAAGCACAGCCTGTTAATGTAGCTTATACTACAAATCCTGTTCAATATGGATATACACAAGTTACAAATAATGTTGAACAAGTTAAAGCTGATAATGGTTGGGATGATTCTATTCCGTTCTAAATAGTTCATCCGCTGGAATATGGCTAAGAGGTTTCTTTTATGTATTATTGTCCTTTTCTTCTTAGCCATATTCTCTTTTTTGAAAGAAAATAATAATGAAATGTACTCCTTTAAAAGTAAAAAATAATTTATCACTTAAAAAAACACCTTTGAAATCTAATAAAGGTCTCAAAGGTTTTTCTGTATTAAAAAAATCTGGTAATTTAAAGATAACTTTACTTGCAAATAAAGGTACGTCTTTAAAAAAGACTAAAAGTTTAAAGAATAATGGTACAGAATTAAAAAAAGAAACAGAACTTAAAAAGCAAAACGAAAAGTCTAAAGAAAAATGGGAGCAGGTTCGCAATCAAGTATTAGAACGTGATAATCATAAATGTGTGGTATGTGGGAAACCTGCGACTCAAGTACATCATATACATCTTAGAAGTAAGCGTAAAGATTTGGTATATGAAATAAATAATTTAGTAAGTTTGTGTAATCATTGTCATAATCATCAGAGTGATGAAGGTTTAGAAAAAGTTAATAGACGTATTGCTAGAGCGTTACATATGACTTTAGAACAATTGTTAAGATTTGCTGAAATAACAGAAGAGTTAAAAAACAGTATAAGCAATGCTCGTGAATATATTCAGAATTTAAATTGTTTAAAAAAGGAAGAAACCATTGAAACAAAAGAACAAGAGGAGTAAATTATGGAAAATCATGCAGAATTTATTGTTTCTATGGCAAAATTATGTCCTGAATTTGATAAATGGTGTCCTGAAAAAGATAAAGTTAATATTATTAGTTATACTAAAAAATGGATAGAATGGTGTAAATTGAAAGATAAACAAACATTAATAGAAATGCAGCCTTTAGAAGCTCAAACGGGTCAAATATTTACAATAAAAATGAAGGAGTAGATAATGCAGGAATTTGATATTGAGAAAGTTAATAGACGTATAGCAAAGATTTTGCACATTACATTAGAAGAATTGCTTAAATTGTCGGAAATTAAAAATGAGGAATAAATGTATAATTTGGCACATATAGATCAATTTTTATTCGAAGCAGATATAGAGCTTATTAATGAGTTTATTGGTGCACCAAAGGCTATTAAAGTTAATAAATCTATAAAAAGTGTGGATTCTGATACCGTTGATTTTATTACTAGATTAGCAAAGGCTATACGTAAGAATAAATCAAATTGTAATAGAAACTGTTTGTTTAGAAAGGAATAAATAAATGGAAGAGTTTGATATTGAAAAGGTAGAAGCATTAGATTACGAAGCTATTAAGTCTCAGCTTTATCTTATTTTTAAAGAAGAAAAAGATGTAGTCGCTTTTGTTAATTTTCTTCAGAATATGAATAAGTTTGCTAATATGTCATCCGATAAACGTCATATGAATTTAATCAATCTTGCCTATTTTCGGTCTCAAATTCAATTGTATGAAAAGAAGATTCAGTCTTTGATTGATAAGAAAAAACAAGAACAAGTACGTAATGCTATTAAAAAGGCAAAAGGTATCGGTGAAAAGATTACAGAAAATACAGTAACATATTATTCTGAAAATAGTGATACTTTAGATGGCTTGATTGAATTGCATAATCTTGTTTATGCTTGGTCTTTATATATGAATGATTTGTATTTTATTTGTGGTCAAACAAATAAGAATTTAGGTGATTTTAACTAGAGTTATTCACTGTTTGGAAGTTTATTTTTAATAATGACTTTACAAACATGTTAAATATAAATAATATTGCAATATAATAAATAAACATAAAGGAGTTTGGTTTATATGTTTCCTCAAATAAAGAAAGCTAAGATTTCAAAGAGAACTAATCGTAAACAAAACTTTAAGAAATTTGTTGAATCTGGTTTTACAGATAAGCAAGCATTTTTAGGTGCTTGTAAGAATGATGAAAACCTTATGATTTATACGTGTCTAAAAGATGATGAATTACAAGAAATATTTGAAAAGTTAAAACAATTTAAAGACGTAGATGAAGTTGTAAATTATTTGGTTAATAATCAACCAATTATGAATTCTGATCCAGAACGTTTTGATAGGTGTTGTGCTTCTCTTGCTACATATCTTAAAGGTTATATAGATTATAATGCTTTTCGTTTAGTAAATAGACATAATGATTCTCAAGATTGGGGTTCTGAATTTTATTTGAAATACGTTAAAATTTGTAATTTTTATCGTACACGGTGGTTTTTTCCTGAAACTTTGGAGAAACCATCAACTGTACAATATAACCCAATGCAGTATAAAGAATTTCTTTATATAGTAAGACTTTCTATTTCTGGTGATAGACGTCATAAAGCATTTTTGGCAACACAGGATGAAGAATCTTCTATTTTTAAGTTATCACTTGATAGTAAAGTTGAAGATGATAAGAATGAAAAATCTTTATCTGATGTAATAGCAGACAGTAGTTGTGATATTGAACAAATTACAAGTAGTGCTAACGTCAGTGCAATTATTAAAAAAGCTTTGGAATTAGTAAAACAATATCCAGATGCAGAAAAGTGTTATGATAAAATTAAAGATTTTTATGATAAGCAAGACCCAATTGGATTTGATAAAAAAACATTATTATTAGGAAAAATATTTTTGTATAAAGCTGGTTTAGTTAGTCCTAAGATTTTAAGTTTTATTAAAGCATTATCACCAACTTATAAAACAAGATATAATTTATCACAAGGACGTGTTAATGCACAAATAAACGAACTTAAGAAAATTAAATCAGGTAAAACAATTAAAAAACCGAAAGTTACTGATTTAGGTTGGCGTGATTTAATATTAAAAAAGAGAGGAGAGCTTGAATATGAGTTGGATGAAGAAGATTAAAAATATTATTTATGAAATGGACAAAAAAGATTGGTGGTTAGTTATTTTTGTTACTTTTTCTATTTTTGATTCTATACAGATTTTGCAATATTCTCATAAGTTAAATCAGTGCAAAGTAGATTTTAAAGAATATAAAGAGACGTATAGAGCCAATTTGATTAATGAATTATGTAATATTGGACAAGGTAATTATGATTTTTGTATTTTAAAAAAGGCAGAATATACGTTTGTAGAAAAAGATAAAAATCCTTCTATAATACCAGATAAAAAGAATAAACAAATAGAAGCACTTATTAATAAAACTGATACTATTAATAAAGAGGAGAATAAACAAGATGTTAGATAATGAAAAATATTCAGATAAAACTACACTAAATATTCCCGATTATAATGATAATTTAGCATTTGAGCCAAAAATGACTTGGAATGATTTTGTACAAAATGTTAAATTGTTAGTAGATAAGAATCAAAATTTGTCATTGGATACAGATAAAACAACAGATGTATATTTATATATAAGATTTAATAAAAACGCACTTGTTAGATTTTCTTCATTTGGTGATATTTCTATAATGACTTATTATAATTTTGAAGAAGATGATACAACTATTATGGAAAATCGTACATTAGAACAAATG